TTAATAACTTTTTAAAAGAGATAGATAATACTACACATAAACAATATGTCTTTGAGAAATTCAAGGAGGGTCATACTGGTAAGAACTTTGTAGTTGAAAAACCAGAAGAGGTGTTTAAAAAATTGGATTCAAAACCAGAGTTTAAAAAGAAAGTTAAGATGGATTTGCCATCTGCTTTTGATATACACCAATCTAAAAACTATCTACATAGTAGAGCAATTTTTGATGGGGAATTTTATTATACTCCAAACTTTCAAGAGTTTGTAAATGAATTAAAACCTCACTCTTTTGAAAATACTAAGTATGGAGAGACTAGAATTGTCATTCCTCTTATCAAAGATAATAAATTGATTGGGATTCAAGGGAGATCACTCTCTTATAATCCTATTAAATATATTACAATAATGTTAGATGATGAAGCACCAAAAATCTACGGGCTGGATAACGTCAGAAGAGATGCTCCAGTCTATGTTACAGAAGGACCTTTTGACTCAACGTTCATTTGCAACTCGATTGCTATGTGCGGAGCTGATGCTGATGTCAGTAGTTGCGGGATTAGCGATCCTGTGTGGATCTATGATAATGAACCAAGGAACTCAGAAATTGTCTCTAGAATTGAGAGAACCATTGACAGAGGTGAAAAGGTTGTGATTTGGCCATCTAATATTAGGGAAAAAGATATTAATGATATGGTTCTTTCTGGACATCATGCCCAACGTTTGGTAGAATCTAATACTTATACTGGACTAGAAGCAAAACTCAAATTCACTACTTGGAAAAAGATATGAGCAACGGTATCAAAGTTAAAAAGAGGAATGGTTCTATTGAGCCTCTAGATCTAGAGAAGATGCATATCATGGTTGAGGAGGCAACGACGGACCTTGCAGGAGTCTCTGCAAGTCAAGTTGAAATGCAATCAGGTATTCAGTTTTATGATGGTATTAGTACAGGAGAAATCCAAGAGATTCTTATTAAGTCAGCCAGTGATCTTATTGATCTGGAGCATCCTAACTATCAGTTCGTTGCTGCACGACTCTTACTCTTTGCACTTAGAAAAAGTCTTTATGGAAAGATAAGAGATCTTCCTCATTTGGAGCAGCATATTTATAATTGTGTAGGAAAGGATGCTTATGACAGAGAAATCTACTCTAAATACTCCAAAGAAGAAATTGAAAAAGTCAATTCTTACATTGATCATGATCGTGATTTTCTGTTTACTTATGCCGGGTTACGTCAAGTTGTGGACAAATACCTTGTGCAAGACAGAAGTGGTGGTGGAGTTTATGAGACTCCACAGTTTATGTACATCATGATCGCATTAACAATATTTCAAAATTATCCAAAAGAAAAGAGGTTAGATTATGTCAGAAGATACTACAACGCAGTCAGTAGACACAGAATCAACATCCCGACGCCCATTATGGCAGGAGTACGGACCCCTCTTCGTCAATTTGCATCTTGCGTTCTGGTTGATAGTGATGACACCCTCGATAGTATCTTTAGCACTGATATGGCTATTGGCAAATACGTCGCACAGAGGGCTGGTATCGGTATTAACGCGGGTAGGATCAGGGGAATCAACAGCAAAATCAGAGGAGGAGAAGTACAGCACACAGGTGTGGTCCCCTTCCTCAAAAAGTTTGAGAGCACTGTCAGATGTTGTACTCAAAACGGTATCAGAGGTGGATCGGCAACTGTCCATTTTCCTATCTGGCACCAAGAGATCAGAGACATCCTCGTCCTCAAAAACAACAAAGGAACAGAAGACAACAGAGTCAGAAAATTAGATTATAGTATTCAAATCTCTAAACTATTTTATGAAAGGTTTATTAACAATGAAGAGATTACTTTATTCAGTCCACACGATGTTCCTGGTCTTTATGATGTTTTTGGTTCCGATGCCTTTGATGCACTCTATATTGCTGCGGAGAATGATGAATCAATACCCCAGACAAAGGTAAGTGCCCAGGAACTTATTCTTGATCTATTAAAGGAGAGGGCAGAGACTGGTCGTATTTACATAATGAATATTGACCATTGTAATAGTCATTCTTCCTTTAAGGATATGGTACATATGAGCAATCTTTGTCAAGAAATTACTCTTCCCACCTATCCTATTAGTCATATTGATGATCATGTTGGAGAGATTGCCCTTTGTATTCTTTCAGCAGTTAATGTAGGTAAGATTAAATCTGATGAAGAACTGGAAGAGTTATGTGATCTTTCAGTACGTGGGTTAGAAGAGTTGATTGATTATCAGGATTATCCTGTTGCAGCAGCAGAGTATGCTACTAAATCACGTAGATCACTTGGAGTAGGATTTATTGGTCTAGCACACTATCTTGCTAAACTTGGATTTAACTATGACTCCCAGGAGGCATGGGATGCCGTTCATGGACTTGCTGAATCTTTCCAGTATTTCCTTTTGAAATCATCTAATGAGATTGCTAAAGAGAAAGGTTGGTGTGAAAACTTTGGAAGGACTAAGTATGCAGATGGCATCTTACCAATTGATACATATAAGAGTGATGTAGATGACATTAGTAAGCAGGAATTGCAACATGATTGGGAATCTCTTAGGGCATCTATCAATGAGTACGGTTTACGGCACTCAACATTGTCCGCACAAATGCCTTCGGAGAGCAGTTCCGTTGTGTCAAATGCAACAAATGGAATTGAGCCACCTAGAGACTACTTGTCCATTAAGAAATCAAAGAAAGGACCTCTTAAGCAGATTGTTCCCTCCTATGCTCGTTTAAAGAATCAATATACTCTCTTGTGGGATATGAAATCTAATGAGGGATATATTAATATAGTAGCAGTCATGCAGAAGTTCTTTGATCAAGCCATTTCTGGTAACTGGTCGTACAATCCAGAGCATTATCCAGATAATGAAGTTCCTGTATCAGTTATGGCTCAGGATCTTTTAACTACATATAAGTACGGTTGGAAAACTTCTTATTATCAGAATACTTATGATTCTAAAACAGATGAAATTGAACCTGCACATCCTATAGGATGGCATGATAATGTAGAAGAGGTTGGAGTTCAGAGACAGACTAAATTAAATAATTTACTTGATGAATTAAGTAATGCTACTGAGGAGGAATGTGAATCCTGTGCAATCTGATATTAAAGGGATGACTGTATTCAATACAGAGCAGGTTGATACTAAAAAGCAACCTATGTTTTTTGGTAAACCTTTAGGAATCCAACGTTATGATTCTTATAAGTATCCTGCATTTGATAAATTAACTACTATGCAGTTGGGATATTTCTGGAGACCTGAGGAGGTCTCTCTTCAGAAAGATAGAGGTGATTATCAGACTTTACGTCCAGAGCAAAAGCATATCTATACTTCTAATTTAAAATATCAGATCATGCTGGATTCTATTCAGGGTAGAGGACCTGGTATGGCATTTATTCCATACTGTTCTCTTCCTGAATTAGAAGCATGTATAGAAGTGTGGGGATTTATGGAGATGATTCATAGTAGATCCTATACTTATATTATTAAGAATGTCTATTCCAATCCTAGTGAAGTATTTGATGAGATTATTCATGATGAACGTATCTTAGAACGTGCCAAGAGTGTTACAGAAGCATATGATGAATTCATTAAAGGTGCTCAACAATATAGTAATGGAAACCTTTGGGAACTTGCTAATGAGGGTCATATGTCTGGTACGTATGATAGACATGAAATTAAACGCAAACTTTATAGGGCAGTAGCAAATGTTAACATACTGGAAGGAATACGTTTCTATGTTAGTTTTGCTTGTTCCTTCGCTTTTGGTGAGCTTAAGCTTATGGAAGGCAGTGCGAAAATCATTTCGCTCATAGCAAGGGATGAGAATCAACATCTAGCACTTACTCAAAACATTTTAAATTATTGGAAGAAGGGTGATGATCCTGAGATGTTAGAGATTGCAAAACAAGAAGAAAGTAATCTTTATTCTATGTTTGAGAAAGCAGTTGATGAGGAGAAGAGATGGGCAGATTATCTTTTCCAAAATGGATCCATGATTGGTTTAAATGATACTTTATTGAAGCAGTATGTGGAATGGATTGCTAATAGAAGAATGAAAGCAATTGGTTTAAAACCTGTGTATGACATTGCTGCAAAGAATAATCCATTACCTTGGACTCAATCTTGGATATCTTCTAAGGGTCTTCAGGTAGCACCTCAAGAGACTGAGGTGGAGTCTTATGTGGTAGGTGGAATTAAACAGGATGTAAAGAAGGATACTTTTAGTGGATTCAAATTATGAGTTTCCAAATGAGGTTGAGCTGTTAGAACTAAATAGGAGAAAAGTTATGAAAATTATGGGATGGACACCACCACAGCGACCAGCGTGGGTGAAAGAGATTATGAGAACCCCTGGACATACCAAGGTACAACTTTCACTTCTGCTGATATTGGCGACTTCTTCGGTTTTGTCTACAGGATTACAAATCTCCAGACTGGGAAGCAATACATCGGGAGGAAGTACTTCGTTCAGAGGCGAAAGCCTAGAGGTTCAAGACGCCGGAGGACGAGTGAGAGTAACTGGAAAGCATACTACGGAAGTTCTGAGGAACTTGCAGAAGACAGGAAACTTTTGGGGAATGGAGTCTTCAGAAGGGAAATCCTCAGCCTCCACACCACAGCAGGAAAAGTAAATTTCGAAGAGACTCGTCAACTGTTTCTTCATAATGTGTTGACCGAAAGCTTGACCGATGGAACTCCTGCTTATTATAATAGCAATATTTTAGGGCGCTATTATAAAAAAGATTATTTCGATAGTAAGTAAGGACAATGATCACGGTAAGATGTAAGGTCTGTCGCAAGGAATTGACAGGTCAATTAGGAAAGACGAGTTGTTGTGGATGTTCTAATATGACGACAGTCACACAGGATAAGGTGACTGCCAGAGATCTTAGTCAAGTTGTAATGGTAACGTCTCCATCACAATCTAAATCTAAGGAAGTTCTTTCTCCTCAAGAACTTGCTTGGCAAGAGGAAAGGCGTAAACGTAAAGTTCGTAAATTGGATTTTGAAATTAGATGAAATCAAAGAAACAGTATGTAGTAACTAATGCTGATAAAGTAGCTAATACTCCTGCCTATCAGAAATTAATTGCTGGTGATCCTAATTATGAACCTGCAGAGCATTTGGATGATGAGTATATCAAAATCATGACTCAACACGGGGATGGACCATGACATATATAGATGATACAGATTTACAAACCGACATGAAAATCTTCTTAGATACTGCTGATACTGAGGTTATCGGCAAACATCATTATAGTGGATTGGTTGATGGTGTAACTACTAACCCTACACTTATCCGGAAGAGTGGTAGAGATCCTGAGGTAGTCTATCAAGAAATTAAAGATATTGGTGTGCCTGATATCAGTATGGAAGTGGTTGGAGATAAACTTAATATGATCTCTGAAGGTAAGAGATTGCATAAGAAGTATGGGAAGGTTGCTACTATTAAAGTACCTTGTACTAAGCATGGATTGGGAGCATGTTTAGCACTTTCTAAAGAACATATTAAAGTAAACGTAACTCTTATCTTCTCACCATCACAAGCAATTCTTGCTGCTAAAGCAGGTGCTGCTTATGTGTCACCATTTGTGGGAAGAGTAGATGACAATTCATTTGGTGGTTTATGTTTAGTTAAAGATATTGCTAATGTTTATGCAAAACAGAGAGTATTTGATACTCAGATTCTAGCTGCTTCTCTTAGAGGGGTAAGGGATGTAAGTAGAGCATTTGAGTATGGTGCTCATATTGTTACTATGCCACCTAATGTTTTTGAGGGTATGTATAAGCATGTTCTCACTGATGCTGGATTAAAGCAATTTGATAAAGATTATGAAGCATCTAGTAAAGCATTAGAGTTAGTGGACACTGTATAAAGTGTCTTACTTGACTTTCTAAATTATATCTTTTATACTTTAAAGGCAAATTAATAGAGACAATGACTCTCATTTCAAAGTTCAAAAAAGATCTTCATACTTTAAAAGGAGCAGCAGCAGGTGATTTTTTCTTAGATGTAAAGAATCCAAAACTTTATAAAAAGGTTAGACGTTACTATGAGAATGAGGGTGTTGAATTATCTGGAGATCCTTTAGATGATTATGAAATTTTGATGGAGTGCGTGGTTTCAGAACTAGAATTAGTTGAAGTAAATGCTGAAACAGTCTAAAGCAGCCCTTATTATTTTAGCAGTAACTGGGTTGGCTAGAGTTATTATCTTTGCTATTCCTGTTGCTGGTGTATATTTGGGAGTAAACTCTAACAACACCGAACAAGTAAAATGAATGTTATTCTTGAAAGATTTCCTTACCGTTATGTAGAGTGTGGAACTCTAGAGAATGGTAAACCAGATTTTCGTATTCAGAAGCAGGATTATTACACTAAAAGATATAAAGACATGTATCTCTGTGATAATGCTATGCAACTTACTACTGCTATTGAAGATTTTGAATACACCAAATGGTTAGATCCTGAAGGGGTTCCTGCTTATCGTAAGGATAGATAAATAACTTAACATTGTAATGTAGCAAATGGCACAACAAACCATTAAATTTATTATTAGACAAGATGGCACTGTAACTGAAGAGGTTATGGGTGTTGTGGGTACTGATTGTGAAAATCTCACCAAAACAATTGAGGAGAGATTGGGAGTAGTGGAAAGAGTAGAACATAAAGCAGAATATTATGAGCAAAAACAAACTACACAGGAAGATGTCTCACTTCACATGCATCAAGACAAAAATTAAAGAACGTGATTATTTGGTTGAGGCACTTGAACTCATGGGTCATGATATTCAAGAGAATCAGCAGTTAGTTATTAATAATCCATCTCATGCAGAGGAGCACCCAGAGTTTCTTGCAGAGGTTGCTATCAGAAATGATATAGGATTTCGTCTGAATAAGAATACAGGAAACTATGAGCTGGTTGCTGAATTAGATACCTGGGATTTAGATGTTCCTGTCGAAAGATTTATTGAAAAAGTAACCCAACAGTATGCACGGATGACTTTGTATGGGACTGTTAAGGAAGAAGGATGGGAGGTTGCAGAAGAGTGGGAAATGGATGATAACAGCCTTGAATTAACCGTTACGAGATGGGTGTAGTTACATATAAGCCATGGGGACATTATGAAAGCCTTGATGAGGGGATAGATTATAAAGTAAAAAAGATTACATTAAATCCTTATCAGAGGTTTTCTTTACAGTATCATAGATATAGAGAAGAACATTGGAGTGTAGTGAGTGGTTGTGGTAGAATTACTGTAGCTTCTCTTGAACATGAAGCTGTTCCTGGATCTAATTGGATTATTCCTGCTACTGCTATTCATAGAGCTTCTGCAGGAGATGAAGAGTTTGTTTTTATTGAAACTCAAATTGGTGATTGTTATGAGGAAGATATTGTTAGAATAGAAGATGATTATAATAGAGGGAGTCCTAAATAGAGGTAGTTTATTAAAGTATCATGGCGTTTAAAGGAACAGCAGGGAAGTCCTCTAGTGGAGCATCCATGTCACAGTATGATGTTGAAGTGGAAGCAAGACTCCAGAAGCTTGAGAAAGCAGTAGCAGCACTGGAAAATTCTATTGCAAGTAAGGTGGATAACGTTAGTTATGATGAACTGGTTGATGTAGTAGGTACACATACACAGCAGATAACAGGAATTGCTGAGAACCAAACTTCTATAAGTACAGAAGAAGTTACTACATATGCATTTAATGATCTTAAATCTAGATTAAAGAAAGCATTCCCTGGACAGTTTGGAAAGGACTTCTAAATAAGGCAGAGTTTATAATTATTTAAAATGGCAAAAGGAACAGCAGGAAAGTCTGCTTCTGGAGCATCTATGTCGCAATATGATATGGAAGTTGAATCAAGACTTCAAGCACTAGAAGCAAGACCAGCTACTCCCTTAGCAGTTGGAGGAGCAGCTTTAGATAGGTTGGCGCAATTTGAAAGAAGGGTAAACAATTGGCAAGAATCTTTAGATATTAAATTTGATGTAGCAGATGCAAAACTAAAGGAATGGGATGGTTTTGATGGGGATGCTTTTGGTAGGTTGGATAATATAGAAAGAAAAGTGAATATTATGGTAGCAGCATTTAAGCAAGGTCCAGGTTATAATTATGTTCCTAAGAATGAAAGACATCTCCTTGACTTTTAATTAAATTCTGCTAAAATTCTCTTAGGTATATAATAATCATGAGTGAATATAAAAAGACTGCTCTTGTTCTGGGAGCAGGTGGCTTTATAGGAAGTCATAT